TACTATTGACTACTTGACCTGGAGTGTCTTTCTTATAGATATTGGTCAGCGATGTTGTTCCGTCATCTCTGAGATGCGTATCCAATTCAGATAACACTCTATCATAGATAGCATTCAATTGAGATAATATACCTTCATTCTGCATAGGATTAACTTCAATAACATCTGGCTTCCCTGAAGGATTTTCTGGAGTCTTACCGACCATAGTAGATCCTTTAGATATCGGATCGTTGACTTCACCTGTCACTAATTTCTTAGAACTGGTGGTCTTGTTATCTCGGATATCTTTAGCATTATCTGCAGGAGGAGCTTGTGATGTCTGTTGATTGGCTGCCATGTCATCTCTCGGGTTCAATTTTTATATATTTATAATTAGATATCTACATCTTCTTTAATGTTCTGGATGTGTCCCATTATCTCTTTGACATGAGGATGGAGAGCTTTAGGTATTGCTTTCTTGACACCTTCCGTGTCACCGGTACGCGCCATAAGTCTGACTTTAGTTCCTGATACACCTTGTGTACTTTCTACATCAGCATCAGGATCTCTTTCACCAGATGATTTTGAATTAATGCTTTTAAAATTAAAATATCCATGTTTACCTTTAACGCCATTGTATTTTTTAATAAGATCAGTCATAGGTCCTACTCTATCACTTCCACCGACATATGTAACATGCTGTACACCTGAGTTGTGTATTTTTGTTAATTGATGTAATAAACTAGGACTTTCGTTATCAGAAGAATATACTTTGGTAGAAGGTTTAGCTACTTTCTTGATTAATTTTACTTTGGTAGCAGCTGGTATTGGATTGCTGCTAGTACCTTCTGAGTGGCTAGTAATGAAATGAGCTTCAGCACCTTGCTCGTTTGCTTCGCCTTCTACAGTTTTTAAAACTTTTTCATGGCCATTTGTAAAAGTTTGATGTCTTCCAAAGGCTACTACAGCCCTCTTTTGAATTTCTTCTTCTGATATGAATTGGATGAAGGTCTTCATTCTGCAAACCTCGGATTGTTTAATATCGCATTAGATACTTTAACTGGGACTAACTTTGATACAGGTCTCATCTTTCCTGCAGAATCTTTCTTCTGAAGCACGATGCCTTCACCTTGTGACTTCTTGCCATCTATAGATGTTTCCATGTCAGGGTGCGAGATTCCTTTTAGGACATGTTCTGTAGCTTGTCCAAGATGATGTCTGATGTCTAATGAGCGTTGAAAATGAGGAGCATGCTTTTCGACATGAGCGATATGGCTAGCAAATTGATCTCTTGTTCTCTGTTGTCCTGCGGGTGTCTTTAATTTCTTAGCGGCCTTCTCACCTTCAGCAGCAAGATGCTTCTTGTATCCTTCTACAGTGGCAGTCTCGCCGCGTCTCGTCGTCCTGTTGAGGTATGTAGTGAAATGACCTCCTTTCTTAGGATCGATATGTGCGGGAGTGAGATGCTCGGTCGTATGACCTTTTAATAGCGCCTTTGCTGCATTCAGATGCTGTTCTGTCGCTTTCCTATCTTCATCTGAATATGTCTTCGGATCAGGATGATATTCATGTTCTGGGACAAACACATTATCACTATGTCTTAGAGCATTCTTTGACAACCCGTGAGCAACTCCGCCTGTGATCTCTGTATGGACAGCGATCCCGAGAGGTGCCTTTGTCTTTGCCTTATATGTGATCCTGTTCGGCGTCGTAGAAGTAGAACCACCCTTCTTGGATGTCTTATCTGCTTTATCTGCAGGTGTATGTAGCAAATCGCCCTGAACATGATGACCTTTGTTTACAAACTCATGTCCGTGTGCTAACAGATGCTTGAGCGACGCCGCATATTCTGGTGCATGTCCAAAATGCGTATCGATCTCTTCTGGCGTTCTTGCGACGACACCCCTTGCCATCCTATGCTTATCTGAGACACCGACACCATTCTCATCATGTATCACATGCACAGATGCGCCGCCGTCAGTCTTTAGAGAAGCACCCACAGGGCTAGATTGTCCCATCCTCTTCTTATGGAATTGATGTAACAGATCGACAGCTGCTTGAGCATGCTGAGGTGCTTCGTGTGGGAGGTCTTTCGTATGAGTCAGATGTCCGAGCATCTCGTCATCTACGGATGTTGCCTCTGAGATAAATTCTGCAAAAGTTTTCATTATTTCTTTGTCCTGTAATCAAGCTTTACATTACCTGGACGATTTGTACCGTCTGTTTTCTTGCCTTTTGGAAGTGCAATTCTAGGTTTTTTTACTTTAATCGGCTGCTGGTTAGTCTCAGTATCGTGGATGTGCGGTTCCTGGCCGGCCATAGTAGTTACTAGGTGTGTAGCAGTCCCAGTCGCGCCGTGTCCAAACTTACCGTGACCAGTAGAAGCCTCGTGCGCTACGTGTTGTAATAGACCTGGGTGTTTGTCGTGTATATCATCCAAATGCTGTTGAGCTTCGTCTCTCAACCTATGCAATTCAGTCCTATCATTAGTATGCTGCATAGCATTTAAATTTGACTGGATCTTTTCTACGTGACTCATTACTTCTCTATGATGTTGCTGAGTAAATCCATTATTAGTTTTTGCGTGCTCAGCTAATGCATGGGAATACGTTGCATGGAATTCATTTGGCTCTGCCGACATCAGTTGGGAATCACCCTTCTTGAGAGAAATGCCTATTCTTTCTTTGGGTTTTTTAGGATGAGTCAGCACTATGTCTGCCTTTGATGTCCTATTTTTTGCTCCAGAATTCTTCCACGTATCAGAAAGTTCTCCTGTTTCTTTACCAGTCACACGCGCCTTATACTTTTGCGATACTGCTTTTTTAAAAGAAGGATGACTGGCCATTCCGTGTACCGCATAAGCAGCGTGGCGAAGTTCATTGTAATATGCAGCTTCATGTTCCGGCTTCTTTCCACCAGTAAATCCGTCATGTGCATTTGCAAAGTTTAGTGGATGGTTCTTGTCTTTCTTTGCAGCTTCTATCTCTCTATGAAGGTGATCTGGATGGGATAGGAGTCTAGAAACTTCTGGGTGAGATACTGCATGGTCCCACATTGTTGCCAATGCATACTCGTCACTGTATCCGGATGCTGATGCTTCGGTTATAAAATTTAAAAAAGTTAACATTGGAAAGTTTCCCATTATTTAAATATAAATTATTTCTTATATTTATACAAATGAAAAAAGAGGACACGAGGTCCTCTTTTTGTCACAATCCGATCATCTTAGATTGATATTTGAACGACCCTTTAAAGTCATTTCGCAACCATTCTTCTAAGATCTCAAACCTGAGAGCAGAATCATCTTCACCTTCATTAGTAAGATCTTTACGAGCTTCCTTACAGAAGTTAAGTAGCGACTGAAGCGATATATTAGCCCCATCATTTAGAGATGCTGCATGAGTCTTTCCGGCGCGTTGATTAGACATAAAAAACCTCCATTGCTGATATTATGATAATAGCATGAAGGTTTAATTATGTCAACCGATAACTTAATTACTTGACGTTGATCTTACCCATAGCATCTTTCTTGATCTTAGCCTTGACAGATTCTGGCATCGGAATATAATCTAGTGCCAATGCCTGTGAGTCACCCTTATCAAAAGCATAATCAAAGAACGCTAGAGCTAGCTTGCTATTAGCCTTATCTGATGGTTCAGCATGCATCAAGATGAATGTTGCTGCTGACATTGGCCAGCTATTATCGCCTGGCTGATTGCTGATGATAACGGCAAATCCTGGCGTTCCATTCCAATCAGCCTTTTCTGCTGCTGCTGCAAAAGACTTGGCTGTTGGACTGACATTCTTACCAGCAGCATTGATCATATTGGTGTATGTGATACCATTCTGCTTGGCATAGGCATACTCGACGTATCCAATGCTTCCATCTGTCTGCATCACATTGTTTGCGACACCTTCGTTACCCTTGGCACCGATACCGACTGGAAACTCAACTGAAGTGCTTTCTCCAACCTTGCTCTTCCATTCTGCAGATACCTTTGATAGGTAGTTAGTGAAGTTAAAGGTCGTGCCTGATCCATCACTACGACGAATGACGATGATCGCTTTGTTTGGAAGGTTTAACTTTGGGTTCAATGCCTTGATAGCAGCGTCATCCCACTTGTTGATCTTGCCCAGATAGATGTTAGCCAGTGTCTCGCCATCGAGAACCATCTGACCAGACTCAACGCCTTCGAGCCTGATGATAGGCACGATACCACCGATAACCATTGGCCACTGGATCAGACCATCCTTGGCCAGTTCTTTCTCATTGAGTGGCTTGTCAGTTGCGCCAAACGTCACTGTCTTAGCAGCAATCTGCTTGATCCCACCACCAGAACCGATTGATTGATAGTTTAGATTGACACCAGATAATTTCTTATATGAATCAGCCCACTTTGCATAGATTGGATAAGGGAATGTTGCACCAGCACCTGTGATATCTGCTGCAGTTGCTGTGAAAGGAATGGTCAATAGACCGATGGCTAAAAGCATTTTTTTAAACATGATAACTCCCGTATGATGAAATATAGAAGACCCGTGCCTCCCATGACGTATATATAAACGTAGTATGAAGCTTGGATGAATCTAAGATGAAGCTAAGATGAATTATGTGTTTTTTGTGAAAAAAGGCACTGAAGGTGCCTTTTTATTATCGCTGCTATGCGGCGTTCTCAAAGAAATATTCTATAGAAGCACCTGGCTGTGATTTATTAGGATTATTGAACTCCGGTTTTTTATAGATCTTCAGTCGAATTTTTTCATGATAATGGATCCTATTTTCCGTGCTAGATGTCCATTCTAGATTTGACGGATGATAGTTCATCCTATCAGAATCGAGATGGTTGATCTGCATCTCTTTAAAGATATAATCTTTGACATTCTTTGGAGTATTATCCCAATCTTCTTGAGATACTTCAGCAGGTTTCAAAAAAGGAATAAATGTTTCCGCTACAACTCTATGGACTTGAACGGCTCTAGGTTTACGTATTCCACTACTGTAATCCTGCAGTTTAACTCGCGGATAACGTTTTACCTCATCATACATATAATTCATCTTTTCGCCAGAAGGCCATACTTTAGTGCTGTATATCTGACCTGCATTATCGATGTAATAATCTTCTAAGACATTACCTTGATATATACAAGGAACGACAGCATCTATATTATGCTGTTTCTTAATCATTTCCACAGTATCTAATCTCATCACAATATTCCCGTATGTTGTTATGTAAGTTGACATCGTATCACCTCAATAATACGATGTCAACTCTATTTTTTATTAGAAGCTAAGCTTATAACCGACTGTGATGGCATCAGTTGATGCTTCGAAGTCAGAATCATAAGAACGAGCCAACTTGACGAATACTGCGTTTGTCTTATTGAGTGCAAAAGTCGCACCAGTGCTCAACTGATGTGATTCCCAATCGTTAGCATCATCGATAGCATTACGATAACGATAGCCGATAGCATTCAATGTAAGGTTGTCTGCTAGCTTATAGTCAGCGCCTGAGCTGAGTGTGTAGTACGGATAATTCGCACCATCGGTGAAACGCTCACCGATAGAAGCACCGACCTTTGCAGTGATACCTGCAAACAATGGGATCTTATATCCGACAGATGCTTCGATTGTCTGCTTCAATGCACCTTCATCAGCAGCCTGTGAAGTGCCTACAGCTGCACCGACAGAGAGACCGCCGCCAAGATTACGATCTACACCCAATGAATATGTGGTCGCAGTAGATG